CAGCGGCTGTGCCCGCATGTCCTCTACGGCGATAAATGCAAGGCCGTCAAGTCTGCGCACACCATCACGGCAACCGTGGTATCCGTGCAGGGGGACACGGTCACCGTAGCGGGCCAGCTGGCCGGCGCTGCCAACTACAAGGGAGGCCTTGTCGAATGGACACGCCGGATGCCGGGGCAGGTACCCTTGCGCGACTTGCGAATGCTGGTGGATGTATTTGTCACCGCGTCGACCAGTGAGGTGAAAGTCATGGGCGCCGTCCTCGGCCTGTCGGCGGGGGACACCCTGCAACTATCGCACGGCTGCACCCATGGCCTGGACACCTGCGCCAATCTGTTCAACAACGCCCCGAACTACGGCGGCATGCCGTGGATCCCGACAGACAACCCGATGTCTGGCGGAAGCATTTACTAAGGAGACACACCCATGTGGGCACAACTCGCATTTGCCATCGCCCTGGCCGTTGTCAGCTATGCGCTGCAACCACGGCCCAAGTTGCCAACCCCAGCGGCGGCCACAGAGATGGACAACCCCACAGCCTCGGCGGGGACACCGCTGCCCGTGGTGTTCGGAACCATGACAGTCAAGTCCCCCAACTTCCTGGGCTACTGGGCGAAGGAGATCCACGAATATGACACCGACTGATGAATACGACGACCTGATCGTCACCGTCACAGACACCTGCGCCGCCGGGTTGTGTGCGACAGGGAGCTGGACGTGGTTCAAGGGCCATGGCCTGGATTTCAAGGATTTCATCGACCACGGCATGTCGATCAGAGAGCTACGCAAACTTGACGATGCTATGGCACAATTGGCCATCGACGCGAGGATACGACGCGCACAACTTGAGGAGTGATCGATGGGTAGCAGGGGCGGCAGCAGCAAAACGCGGGTTTCAGACTACTACTTGGCCACGCACGTCGGCGTGTGCCACGGGCCCGTGGATGCTGTTTTGGAGATCAAGGTAGGGGAGAAGGTAGCCTGGTCCGGCTCGTCATCACCGGCGGACGGTAGCGCCGTCGACGGGCACAATGTGTCGATCTCCAATGAAGGTCTGTTCGGCGGCAACAAGAAGGAGGGCGGTGTCGCCGGGACGATGACCGTTCTGCACGGCGCCGCAACCCAGCTTATCCCCTCAAAAATCGCCCAGTTCATCGGCCTGGCCCGGGACAAAGCGCCAGGCTATCGCGGCATCCTCTCGCTGTTCTTCCACTCGGCAGACGGCCGCTCGGGCTTCAAGTGGGCGTCGAACAACCCCTATCTCAAACCGCTGTGGGTGAAAGTGCGGTCAAAGCCCGGCACCTGGTATCCCGAAAAGGCGATGATCAGCGGTGACGCAAACCCGATGCACATCATCCGGGAGTGCCTGGTAAACACCGACTGGGGAATGGGCGCCGCCACGAAATTCCTGGACGACGCCCAGATGCGGCAAGTGGCCGACACGCTCTACTCGGAAGGTTTCGGCCTGTCTCTGATGTGGGCACAGCAGGCCTCCATTGAGAGCTTCATCGCCGAGATCCTGCGCCACATAAACGGGACAATGTGCATCAACCCGAGCACCGGCAAGTTCCACTTCAAGCTGATCCGCGAAGACTACGACCAAGCTACCCTGCCCGCCTTCAACCGCAATCAGGGCACCATTCGGTCGTCCCAACGCAAAGGCTGGGATGAAACCGTCAACGAGATCAACGTCAGCTGGACAAACCCTGAGTCGGAAGAGTCCGAGGTCGTCACCGTGCATGACCCGGCCAACATCACCATTCAGGGTGCAATCGTGGCCGACAGCCGCGACATGTACGGGATCCGCAACATAGGCCTCGCCACTCGCGTGGCCATGCGAGAAATACAGGCAGCGTCCAAGCCACTGATGCAGGTGGACGTGGACTTCGACCGCAGCGCGTTCGGCCTGCTGCCAGGTGACGCCATCAAGCTGGTGGACTGGAAGGAGCTGAACTTCTCCGAGATCGTCATGCGGGTGGTGACCATCGACTACGGGACACCCGACAGCATGGTGATCCGTGCGTCGCTGGTGGAAGATGTCTTCGGCCAGCCCGCGGTCTACACCGCCCAGAACCCGGACCGCTGGCAGAGCAGCGCGGAGGACCCCAAGCCGATCGTCTCGTGGGAGGTGATGACTGCACCCTACTTCATGGTGGCCCGCCTACTGGGGGAGACCAGGGCTCAGAGCCTGACGTACCCGGCCGTTTACCCTGTGGTTATGGCCGCCCCGGAAGGCAAGGACACCAACACCTACGTCCAGCAGGCGCAGCGTGGCAACATCGCAGGCACGGGCCCGGTATGGCAGAACAGCTACGACCGCGTGCCGGTTGGATTCGCCACGTTGGTCAACATCCTGCCGATCGGTGTAACGGGCGAGGTGTCCCTCACCGGGCTGAAAGGTCGCGTCTATGCGGAGGTGGGGAACTACCTGTTCATCGGCGGGCAGAACGGCGAGATCTGCCTCATTACTGACACCAGTTCTGGTGCGATCGTGGTGCGCCGCGGTTGCCTGGATACAAGCCCCCGCCAGTGGCCCGCCGGCACTCCGGTCTGGATCACAGACGACAACCGCCACGGGTTCGACGAGGAGCTCTCCGCCTACGGTGCGACGCAGAACTACCGCCTGTTGCCCACCACGTCGAAAGGGCAACTCCAGGCGAGCCTTGCGCCGGTGATCTCGGGCACTATGTCCGACCGCCCCTTCCGTCCGTATCCGCCGGCCAACGTGCGGGTGAATGGTGACCTGTTCCCCTCCGCCAAGCAGCTGCCCCTGGCCTTCTCGTGGTCTGAGCGAAACCGGATCTTGGAAACCTCCGTCATCCTGCCGTGGGAAAGTGGCAGTGTTCCGGCCGAGCCCGGCACCAGCTACACCCTTGAGGTGGATGCCTTTGTGGGGGGAGCTTGGCTGGCCAATGCGGTCGTCGTGCGCAACGCCGTGATCACCAGTTTCGAGGTGAAAGCGGACATCCTGCCGAGCAACACCACTGCGATCCGGTTCCGACTGTGGGCCACCAAGGGGGGTCTGCGCTCGTGGACCAACGTCGAGCACACCTTCGCCATCGGCGACTCTGGCACAGGCCTGCCGCCCGGAGCGGCCGTGGAGTTCGGGCCCCCGCCAGCACCTGTGTCCGTCTTGGTCAACGCCCGCCGCAACAGCATAGTGCTGACGCCTCAGTTCGCGGCTGTGGACACCTTCCCCTGTGAGTTCTGGCGATCTCGTGTGCCGTTGCGTGAGGCAGAGATAGAGAGCGACGCCTTCAAGGCCGGCCAGGGTGTGTTCATCGAGGACACAGGCCTTGCGATCGATACCGCCTATTTTTATTTCATCCGGGCGGTCAACACCTATGGCAAATCTAGCTGGTACTCCGTGGAGGCCCGCACCAAGATTGACCCGCAGCAGATCCTGGACGAGATGGATGGTCTCATCGACAGCTCCAAGCTGACACCCGTGCTGCAAGAAGACCTGGGCAAGCTGCCGGCGCTGGAGATCGAAGTCGGAAAGATCCCCGCTATCGAGCAAGAGGTCGGCAAGATCCCCGCTATCGAGCAAGAGATCGGCAAGATACCCGCTATCGAGCAAGAGATCGGCAAGATACCCGCTATCGAGCAAGAGGTCGGCAAGATCCCCAGTATCGAGCAATCGATCGACTTGGTGGACACCAAGGCCGAACATGCCGCCCTCGGGGTGTTGAGCGTGGCGGCGGCGCAAACCAAGTCTGAAGAACGGCGCTTGGTCTCCGAGGCCTCCATCAAGGACAGCCAGGTTGTCCTGGCAGACGAACAACAAGCCCTGGCCTCCCGCATTGAAACACTGGATGCCGAGTTCACAACAGGCCTGTCGGGAGCCAATGCCGCCATCCAGAACGAGTCAACCGTGCGGGCCACGGCGGACGCCGCTCAAGCCCAGCAGATCAGTGCTCTGGACACCAAGTTCACGACGGACATCGCCTCTGCCAATGCCGCGATCCAGCAGGAGGCCACAGCGCGGTCCACGGCGGACGCCTCCTTGGCGCAACAGATCGATGCCTTGGACACGGCGTTCACGACCGACATCGCCTCGGCCAATGCGGCCATCCAAGCGGAGGCGACCGCGCGGTCCACTGCGGACGCCGCTCAGGTGCAGCAGATCAATGCCCTGGACACCAAGTTCACGGCAGACATCGCTTCTGCCAATGCTGCCATCCAGGACGAGGCGACTGCGCGGTCCTCAGCGGACGCCGCCCAGGCCCAGCAGATCAATGCCTTGGACACAGAGTTCACGACCGGCCTGTCTGACGCCAATGCCGCGATACAGAACGAGGCGACAGCGCGGTCCTCGGCGGACGCCGCCCAGGTGCAAGCCACCCAGGCGCTGGACACCAAGTTCTCGAACGGCCTGTCTGACGCCAATGCCGCGATCCAGGCGGAGGCGACGGCTCGTTCGACCGCGGACGCCGCCCAGGCCCAGCAGATCAGTGCTCTGGACACCAAGTTCACGGCAGACATCGCCTCTGCCAACGCCGCGATCCAGGAGGAAGCGGTGGCCCGTGCGGATGCAGACTCGGCCCAGGTGCAGGCCACGCAGGCGCTGGACACCAAGTTCACGGCAGACATCGCTTCTGCC